TGGCGTGGCATGGGCCGGACATTCCACGGCAAGGATGCCTTCGACCAGGCACTCGCCGCCTACAAGTCAGCCGAGATGAAGGCCATCATCGCCGCCGCCCGCGAGCATATCGCCCCGCGGCCAGAGAACGTCATTCTCTTTCCCTTGTCAGCTTGAGCACCCCCAAAATGAACACCCCCGTCGCCATTCTCGCCCGCGTCTCGACTCTCAAACAGGAATCAGACCGCCAAGTTCACGAACTCCAGGAGCACGCCACCGCCTGCGGCTGGAAGGTCGTTGAGATCGTTCGCCAGAAACTCAGCGGGGCGTCGAAAGAGCGCCCCGACGTGGACCGCGTCATGACACTCGCCGAGACCGGAAAGATTCGGAAAGTCCTCGTCCACGAAATCTCCCGGCTGGGTCGCCGGCCTGCGCTCATTCATGCCGTGGTGGAGCGACTCACCGAGCTTGGCGTCTCGCTCTACTGGCACTCCCAGCGGATCGAAACCTTGCTTCCTGACGGCAGGCGCAACCCCGCCGCCGGGATCATGCTGGCGCTCATGTCCGAACTGGCCATGTCCGAGCGCGAAACGCTGATCGAGCGCATCAACTCGGGCATTGCAGCGGCGAAGCGTAAGGGCGTGACATTGGGGCGGCCAAAGGGTTCAACCACCGATCCCGGCGAAATGATGGCCAAGCACGCTGACATCGTGCGGCACCTCCGCGCTGGTCGCTCCATCCGCCACACCGCCAAGATCACAGGCAAGGCTGGAGGGACCGTAATGGCGGTCAAGCGTGCGATGGCTCACGGAACGTAAACTTTCCCCTTGCCATTTGTCGCCCGCCCTCGTAGTCAATCCCCCGCAACACAGCGTCGATTTAGCTCAAGGGTAGAGCACTTGCCAAGAGGGCTTGTGGTAGTCAGTTCGAGTCTGACAATCGGCTCCATTTTCAGCCATGTGCCGATGCGGCTAAGCCATGGGACAAACCAGCCGCTCCAATTTCAGCCGTATCCAATCGGCATCAAACCTTGGGCAATCCGGTTCAATTCCGGCTAGTCGTTTATTGGTAAGACGCCCTCCGTTGACCCCGTCGCCCTCTATGCGGAATTGCTAACCGCCGAAACTGAGGATAAAGCGGCGGGCGATGCGCCAATTTTGCCACACCGGGAAGCCCCGGAAACAGTCACCACATTCCAGCCTCCGTCAGACGTGGGCCGCGACGATAGGTAGCTCAAGCGGGAGAGCACCGGCGACAACCGGCAGTGCGGGATTCGAGAGTCCGCCCAACAATAGCGAGAGCGACCTGCTACGGCGGTTGGAGTGTGGTGACACAAACTTTTGAGCGGCGGCGTGGAAGGACACACTGAAAAGAGCCTAAGAAGACGCGAAATCACCAGATAGTGCCTCGGCCCGTGGCGACTTAGCGGGCGAACTTCACCAGCCGGAATCAAGCCCGGCCCGCTCAAACCCTTTTCTTGACGGAACGTCAGCACCATGATATTCGCCGTTCGCCATGATCGACCTCATCCCTGACATCAGAGCCGACGCTCCTCCCTCCGCCGGTTACCTCCGCCTCGTCAACGATGCTGGAGTTCTCCGCGCCCTCGACGCCAACGGCCGCAAGTTCCGCCTGCGTCCTGAGCCTGGCACTCCGGTTCACGCTGCCACCGCCGCCGGCGTCCTCACCCTCGCTGGCAACGCCGTCGCCGCTGAAACTGTGGTGATCGGCGACAAGACCTACACTTGGCGGGCGTCCGTCGGTGCCACCGCCAACGAAGTCCTCGTCGGTGCCTCCGCCTCCGCCTCCATCGACAACCTCATCGCCGCGATCAACGGTGCAGCCGGATCGGGCACGACCTACGGCTCCGCGACCGTCGCTCACACCCAAGTCACTGCCGCGGCTGGAGCCGGTGACACCATGGACCTTTCCGCCAAGGCAATCGGCATCTCCGGCAACTCCATCCAGACCACCGAGACGATGACCAACGGTTCTTTCGGTGCTGTAACTCTCGCCGGGGGTGTCAACGCCACCGAAGGCAGCGCAGGCGATCAGATGTATGACGCCTCCTACCTCTACGTCGCCAACGCCGACGTCGCCATCACCTCGACCGCTGGCTGGGAGCGCATCTCCACCACCGCGTTCTAACCAACTTCCCGCCGTGCGCCCTGAGTCGGGGGCTTGCATGACACCAAACGCTGATTCCCGGCGCACGGCGGATTTCTTTCATGATAGACGACCGGATCATCCGCGAAGCGATCCAGTGGGACACCGCCGGATGGTTCGAGGGATTCGGCAAGATCGAGCGGAAGAACGGCGACCTCGTCTCGCCCCGAGCTAACGTCTATCAGCTACGCATCAGCGACATCATCCGCTGGTGCCATGAGAACGGCAGGCCATGCCGCCTCGTTTGCCTCAAGCCTCGCCAGAAGGGTTCCTCGACGTTCTCCGTCGCCGCCATGTATCGCCGCCTACTCGCCAAGCGCGGGCGTGGCCTGATTGCCGGGGGTGCTCACTTCCAAGGGCAGAACCTGTTCAAGATCCTCAACACCTACGCGAAGAACGACGAACTCGACCCGAAAACGTGCAAGGTGATGGACACCGAGGCGCGGTTCAATAACGGCTCGACCATCGAGCGCATCACCCTCGCCAACCCGAACGCCGGCCGATCCGGAACGTATCAGTCCCTCATCATCACCGAGGTCGCATACCTCGCCGAAGAGGGCGTCGCCAACGCCACCAACGTCCTCAACGGCCTGCTGAAGTGCGTTCCATACGAGGCTGACACCGTTATCATCCAGGAGTCCACTGCCAAGGGCGCACAGGGGGATTTCTTCGAGACGTGGGAGGCAGGGATTTCCTTCGATGACCTCAAGGCCGGGAAGAATGGCTACGTGCAGGTGTTCGCCGCATGGTTCGAGTTCGATGATTCACGCATGGACCCGGAGTCCGAGGGCATCTCCTCCGACAACGACCTCACCGCCGAGGAGCGCGACCTCGCCGACCGTCACAACCTCGACCACTCGCAGATTGCATGGATGCGCTGGGCCATTCGTGAGGAGTGTAAGGGAGACTTCGATCGGTTTAGCCAAGACTACCCGTTCGACCCCGAGACGGCGTTCCTCAAGTCCGGCCGTGGGGCGTTTGATGCGAAGGGGCTGGCCTATCAGGAAGAACTTGTCCCGCTCCGGCCGCGCGAGTTCGGATACCTCGACTACAACCCGCGCGCCGACCGTGTCGCATGGGTGCCGTGCGCGGAGGCGCAGGCCCGGTGTGTCCGCTGGGAGACACCGCGCGTCGGGTGCCGCTACCTGATTTCCGTCGACCAAATGACCGGCGAGGATCAGACCGGTGGCGAGGATCCAGACAGCCACGCCGTGTTCGTGATTCGTGATGGATACCTCGACCGCGGGCGATGGATCGAGCCCGCCGTTGTCATGCGGAACATGCTGGTGCCGGGGAAAAAGGAAGGAAGTCTCTGCTGCTGGTGGGCCATCGATGTCCTTGAGGAAGTCGTCTGGCGAATGGCGCGATACTGGCAGGCCATCATCGTGCCCGAGATGAACATGGATCGAGGGCTGGTCGAACTGCTCAAGCAGCGCATCGATGTCGCCATCTACGAGCGCGAGATGTTCAACCGTCGGGAGAACGTCCTCACCAAAGCCCTCGGATGGATGACCGACAAGACCACCCGCCCGATGATGCTGGATAATTTCTACATGCACGTTCGGGAGGCTGGCCGTGGACAAACGAAGAAGGGCGTGGAGGTGCGGTGCCCGTGGGCGATCAAGCAGATGAAGAATTTCGTGGTCAAGAAGAGCGGGCGGGCGGAAGCGAGCGCCGGCCAACACGACGATGACGTGCTCTCGCTGGCGATCGGTTGGCAGAACCTCGACATGGCAACGCCGTGGAATGAGATCGAGCGCGGCGAGTGGATTCCCCGTGATTTGCGGGGGGGGCATGGGGTGATGCAGATGGAGGCGCGGCGGTCTGTTTCGCAATGGGGTTGACGAAACGTGAGCGGAGTGATTGGGTTTCTGCCGTCATGCAAGAAGTCGCCCCTGTTGACAGTGAGTCCGTGCTCCAAAGAATGGAGTTGTTATATCTGCGATCAAGGCGCAATGGATTTGATCCGACTGAGTTTACTGTGAGTCCGAGCATTGCCCATTTTTTTCAGGATGATCCTGTTGGTGCTTTGCGTCCCTACCGCAGTATCAAAGTTTCTGTTGGTCGATTGCAAATCGAGCCCGTGATTTTGATTTCGCATGATAATCGGAATGTTCCGCCGTCATCAGGCGATGAGGTGGATGAGCGATACGAAGGATCGAAAAGCACTTTTGAATCAATTGAAATGATGAGCGATGCGGTCGCTCTCAAATCACCCACCGCTCTAGCCGAGCAAATCGGCGGCACCCACTACAAGGATCTCGCCATCCAGCCCGCCGAGTATTGCCAGCGCAACGGCCTGTCCTACTGCGAGTCGAACGTCGTGAAGTATGTGACCCGCCACAAGAAGAAGGGCGGGCTGGAGGACATCAAGAAGGCGATTCACAACCTGCGACTGGTGGCGCACTTCGAGTATGGGGAAGAGTTGCCATGAGTGAGTTAACGGCTAACGGACTGATTTTATGAGAAACGTGAACTGCCCCAAAGCTAAAGTCTTTGTCCGCTGCGATGCGTTCGGCGGGCCTGCCGACCGATTTGAAACCGCGTGGCTTGTTTCCGTTAGAACAATGCGGAATCGCCCCTTGTGCTTCCAGGTGTGGGTGGAGAAATACGCGGCCTGCTTCGATAAGGTGCCTCCGCACTGCCTCTACTGGTATGAGCCGGAGGATGGCGCGGTTCCGTTGCCGCTCCACAAAGTCCAAATGTGGGAGTGCCTGTCGGGTTCCATTGAGGTCTGGCGCAAGGATCAGCTCAACGATGTTCCGGTGCTGGTCAACCTCGGAAAAGGAATGAAACCCATCGGTGGACACTACTGGTTCACGATTGACTTCATTCCAGAGGGGCAGGCTCAAGGGATCATGGACGTTGGGGATTCTGAGTTGTTAGAAGAACACAAGGAGGGCAACGTGATCCGGCTGGAGAATGGCCAGATTGCGATCTATCCAAACAACCGGATCAAGTGGCTTCCGGTGTCGCTTACCAAAAA